GATGAATCATTCAACATCTCATGATAAAAACTCATCATCAATGTTTGATGCAGATGATACTGAAAAAGCGTGGTTTAAAACAAATCCTAAAAATACTATTTTAGGTATGCATTTTGCACCTATAGAAACAAAAGAAATAGGTAAATTTTTAGCAGATAAAATGCAATTTGATTATGCTAACCTACCTAATCCTATGGTGAATATTTTTTCTCCCTTTGCTACAAGTAAAAGTAGTAATTTAAGTGATAAAAATAACTATACAGAACACAAGTCTTCATTAAATCCTAAATATGAATATTTTATGAGAACTGCTACTCCACAAGAAAAGAAAGAATTAGGTAGTTCTAACATACATATGGCTAGTCATAAATCTCATAATCCTACTATATCTCCTATGCCCGAAACATATTATGGTTCTAATCCAAGTGATACTCGTTTGCACGAAAAAGCAATTAAATCACATATTTTTAATACATTTTTAGGAAGGACTCACCATCCTTTCACTCCGCCTAAAAAAGCAATAGGGCAATTGAAAGATTTTTTAAACGGTGATTTATCAATAAGTGCGGGTTTAGAATTACAAGAACTCAAAGATTATTTGAATTGGGATTCTAAACCTATGACATATTCAAATGTAAAAAACACAATGCAGATGAAAGACTATCCTACTACAAGATTTATTAATTCTGTGAGTAAAATACTAGGTACTAAAGATGCAAGAGCGATTAATGGATTTATTAATAACTTAGAACAAGATAAAAATAACGAAGATTACAAAAAACTTCATGATTATTATATGGAGAATCATAATTTTACTGCTTTTGACCCTATAAATTTAGAAGAAGCAAAAAACGGTCTTAATGATATAGTTCAAAGTATACATCAAGAAAAGAAAGGAACATCTAATACACCTCATAAAGTTAAAACAAGTACACTTGATGGTATACATCAAATATTACAATTTGGGGGAACACAACTTTCTACTGAAAAAGAAAACAGATTTAGAGAAACTATAAATTCAATTAATGAGATGCTATTAAATCCTAATTTATCTCAAGAAGATGTAATGGGCTTACGAGATGATATGAAGCAAGCAGTAAGTGGTTTAAATAAAATACAACAAAGAAAAGATAAACCGTCATCTCATTGGAAAATAGGTGCTAATCAAACTTTATCAGCACTCAAGGCTCATCATAATACTATAGTAGATTATGCTAAAAATGTAATAATGCCATTAGTTATTGAACAACAACCCGATGCTTTTGACCCAAGTGACCCTGTAAAATTCATACATAATACTCAAAAATTATTGGCTGATACACAAAAGCATATATTGAGTACTAACGCACATAATCTATCAACTACTAATTATGGTAGACAATTCGATATTAAAGAAAATAAACAACTTAATGAGCATAATGCTATAGCAGGTCATTTAATTAATAATGGAAATGTAATAGACGGTAATATGTCTGTTGATGAAGTAATTGACGCATTAAAACTTCAAAAGAACCCTGCTATGAAAGAACATGTAAGGAATTTACTCGATGAATCTAATAAAAGAGAAGCCCCGTTATATGTATCTACTATAAACGATTTACTTAGAAATGGACCAATTTCTAAAATAGGTAATGCGGATTTTTCACATATGCAGAATCCTAACAAAGATATTATGACTTCTAACTATGAAAATCTTAGTAGTGCTGATAAATTCCATTTTGACTTACATGATACAGATTCACATGAAGCGATTAACTTAGCCCAAAAAAGAGCAGGTAAAGAAAATGAAAATTGGAAAGCGCATAAAATACACGCTATATCTCAAATGTTTCCTCGATTATTAAATTCTCAACAGTACGGAGCATCTATGAAAAATAGTGGATTAGAATTATTTCACGCTAATGATTTTGATGTACACGGAGTAAAAACCGCAGGTAAAGGAATTAAAAGAAATACTTTTCAAACTAAAAACAATCTTGATTCTTTAGTAGTATTAGATGAAAGAATGCTACATGATGAACAAGGTAATTTTATTGACAATGCATTTATGCCTCAACAAAATGAAATAGTATCGTCTGCTACAATGACTAATACTAAGATAGGTAAAGTAAATCCTTCTAATGCTACTATGTATAATGTATTTGGTGGTGGTGCAATACACGAAGGTACAGTAGCAAGTCCTACATTTGGAATTGAAACTAATATGAATGGAGAGCCGATAGTTGGTGAAAACGCTCAAGAAGGATTATATCACACAGTAAGTGAAGAAGCCTTGAATAATTTACATGGTAAAGATATTGCACAACAAGTTCTTACAACTTTACCTCCACCTCAAAATCCATTGTCTGCACATCAAGGCATAAACATGGAAACTTATCTATCTCCTTCCGATGACCCCTCTACAATTGCTATGAGTGAAATTTCTACATACATTACATCATTACTTAACCCCGATGTATTATTAACTAAAAGCGATGATGTTAAATGGTCACCACCAATAAGACCAATGCATCGTTTATTTGTGTTAAACGACCTTGAACACATGAGAGGTTTTAGTGGTTCTTGGGTAGTAAGTAAGTGGTATGATGGTAAAAGAATCATAATTGTAAATGAGAGTAATAATATTACTGTATATGATGAAAACGGTAAAAAAGTAGGATTAAAGAAACAATTTAAGGAAAACCTTTCTAAATTAAATGAAAGAGATTATGTTATAGATGGTATATTGGGTGAAGAAGAAATTAATATATTTGACATATTAAATTATGATGAAAATAATGTAAGTGACATGTTATTGCACGAAAGAATGAAATTACTAAGAAGTCAATTTGATAGTCATGAAAATATTATCATACCCGGTCCACATGATACTAAACTAACCGATGAAGAAGGTTTGAAAGATGCAGTAGATAGTTTACAAAATGAACATGAAGTAATATTACTTAGAGATAGTAAGTCTACATACATGAAAGGAGAAAGAAGACATCCTAAGTGGATGGTACTTAGAAAAACTAAAGATTATAATTTTATAATTTTAAATGTAAAAGGAAATAAAAACTATTCATATCAACTTGGGGCTGGACCTATACTTGATGGTTCTAAGTTAGGTAATAGAGCAGTTTCAATAAAAAATAATGAATATATGGATATAGGTACTATACATAATCAAAAAGAATTATACAAAGTTGGTGATATAGTTAGGGTTTCTATTACAGGTATTACTAAAAAGACTCGTGGTGGAAGAAATATATTCAATGTACAAATGAAAGAAATAGTAGGTCAAGGTGAAGGTGAAGGTGCAGCAAGCGCAGAATCTTTAGATATACTCACAAAATCTTTCAGTCCAATATTAATCCCTCATGATATAGAATATGAAAATAATAAATTAAGTATTATAATAAAAGATATAGATACTGTAGAGTATGATGTGGTATCTGTAGATAATGGTTGGTATTTAGAAAACCCCCATACTGTATTAAGTGATTTAAGGAAAACAAGTTATCCAATAACTCTTGCTGAAAGCATATTACCGTATTGGTCTTCTGTAGCACCATTAATGTTTAGTGGACATATTCAAAAAACTGATATAGACATAAGTAAACCACCAAGTCGTGAAAGACAAGATAAACAATCAGCAGGTATTCTTGATTCTAAAGATGATAATAGATTACTAAAACCAACTACTAAGAAAGCATTAGAAATAATATCTCGTGTATTAGACAAATTATCTAAAGAAAAAATCACATGGACAGGTCCAAAAGGATTAGGTATAGATTTGGCTACACCTATAGAGTCGCCAAGTGGACCTACTCGTTTAGCAAATGAAGAAACTTTACCCGATTATGACGGTAGAAAAAGAAGTGATGAAAAAGAAATTCAGCCTAATAATAATGATAAATTGAAAAAACCTATAAAACATATAGAAATAAGTAATAATGCTTCGCAGTTATCCGATTTTAACAAGAATGATTAACTTCTTTAACAGGGAAAGTATGGGTTTAGTATAAATACCATGACAACAGGTTGTATAGATTAATGCTAACCATTCAGCGACCATCTACAGGGCTATCAGTCCTAAAGAGTGGTACTGATTTAGTTGTTGCTGGTTATGCATCTGTAGAACTTGTAGATAAGCAAGGAGATTTAATTACTCGTGGTGCATTAAAGAATGCATTTGATGGTTTTATGAAGAGTGACAAGTACAGAAATGTGCAATTGGCTCACTCTAATATACAAGTTGGAGAAGTTATAGATAACTATGTAGACTCCAACGGTAGAATGTGGAAGTCCGAAGTAGACGACACAGGAATGTTTGTAGTATGTAAACTACGAAACGATATAGAAAAGGCTCGTGAAGTAGCCGCAGAAATACGCAAAGGTAATTTGCAAGGATTCTCCATTGGTGGACAGGCTTTTAAGCGTGTTAGGAAGGCTGATGGAGAACACGGAGAATATCAAGAAATAAGTAAGATGGAACTCCACGAAATAACAATTTGTGAAAAAGGGATAAACCCGGAAGCGCAATTTAGAATTTTAAAAGAAGATGTGAGTAAGATGACAGATATAGATAATGATTTAAACGCAGTAATGAACAGACTTGAACAAAGACTTGACGCTATGGAAAAAGGTGAATTGCCTCCTTTCATGCAAGATAAGAAAGAAGAAAAAGACGATTCCGAAGATAAAAAGGAAAACCCTTTTGCCTCTAAAGATAAAAAAGATGGCGAAGATGATAAAAAAGAGATGAAAGATATGGAGAAAAGTGAATATAGCGATATAATTAGTGCAGAATACCTAAATTGGATGGAAGATACTCTAAAGTCTGCCGGTGTAAATACCGCAGATGCAAGACTACACTTCGACCAAATGGAAAAAGCACAACTTGGTGGATTCGATAACCCGGATTCAGTAGATGGTGCTGATTACTTCGGTGGACAAGTTAGAGGAAGAGGACAAGAGAATGGTGGACCATCAACAGGTGCTATCAGCGCAGTAAGTACAAGCGGTGGAAAGCAACCTGCGGGCGCACTTGGACCTGCTAAACTTTCAAAGGAATACATTAACCCTTCAAATGTTTCTTCAACTGATATTGAAGCAGCATATGAAGTATACAAGGCGGCGGCTTTGGAACAACAATTCCGAGGAAGTCTTGAAGGAGAGTTTTCTTCAAGATTCGCTAAGGAGCAACAAATCGCAAAGTCTAATGCAGAAAAAGCACAATTCGATGCTCGCCAACCAATTAGTGAAGTAATGAAGGCTCTTGAAGGATTAACTGAAAGAATTGACAACCTAACTACAGAAGGAACAACTATCGCTAAGGCTGATACTTCCACTAATGTAAATATCCCAAGCACTCAAGACCTAAACAACATGTCTTGGGATGAAGTGCATTCATTGGCAAACAGTGTTTACAGGGGCGCATGAGTAAAAAATAATTAAAAAATAGGAGATGAAAAAGATGGCAAGAGATTACATAAGAAACATAACAGATATGGAAAGATACTTTTACGGTGCAGGAAACGCTATGGGCTATTCCTACTCCGGTAGTGAGTTATTGAAAGCAGATGCACCAATGTTGAGTACAACTGCGGGTACATACCAAGCAATTTACGGTAGAAAAGTTTGGTCACAATTGAACCAAGAATTTAACGCATTTAGCGTACTACCTAAAAGACCGTGGGAGAGAAGTGGTTGGAGAGTTATTACTGCTCGACCTTCATTTAGTGTTGGTGGCGGAGTTGCAGAAAACGCTACTCTACCGGAAACTACTAAACCTACCTTCCAACATATTGCGGCAAAACCTAAGACAGTTGTTCACACATTCGATATGAGCGAAACTGCTATGTTTTTGGCTGACAAAGATGACGGACTAGGCGACATTCGTTCAGTCTTGAAGGAAGAGATGGGTAAGCACCACGCTGAACACATCAACAAAATGCTAACACAAGATGTTGATACACCGGCAGGTAATGACTTTGAATCACTAGACAGAATTACTGCTTCTTCTACTTTGGACAGTACAGGTACAGGTCCGGTAGCGGCAGGTTCTCAAACTACTAACACTGCACATATCAGTGCTGCAAGCGATGTAGATATTTATTCCATTGACAGAAGTGCTAACACTTGGTCTAATGCAGAAGTTGATGTTGCTACAGATGCAGGTCTTACTGAAAGAACTCTAAGTCTTGACCATTTGGACTCAATGTTCCAAAAGACATGGGTTCGTGGTGGTAATCCAAAGGTTATTCTAACAGGATATGATACTCTAATGAGGCTTCAACAACTATTACAAAGCCAACAAAGATTCATGGAAGAGAAGAGAGTCACACCTACCTACAACGGTGTTAAGGGTGTACCGGGTATTGAAGCCGGTTTCATCGTAGCAACCTACAATGGTGTACCAATTATTCCATCTAAGGATATTACAAAAGATGGTCTAAGCAGACTTTACTTCTTAGACACAGACTACTTGTATTTCTCAACTGCTATACCAACTCAATACTTTGAGTCCGGTATCGAAACAGGTGACCCATTCGCTATTAACCGTCTTGGACAAGAAGGTATGTACCGTTCAATGGGAGAAGTATGGACAACTTTCTTTGGAGGTCAAGGCTCGATTAGAGATTTGGTTTGAGGTTAATGGAGATATAAAATAATAGGAGATGATGAATTATGGCAAAAGAATTAATATTAGGCGGAACTGCAACTGCAACATTAGTTGGAGCATGGGAATTAAGAGCAGGGTCACACGGAACTACAGAATGGCTTGATGGAGCAGCAGATGTATCTTATCCGGGCGGTGGTCCGGGTACATTTAGTGCAGTAAACGGTACTGATGGAGCAAACGGATATGACCCTGCACCTAAGATGGCTTTGATTACCTTTACAGGTGGTGCAGACGATGAAACAATCATTCTTAGCGGTGGAATAAGCAGTATCTTAACTGTATTTATCCAAGAAAATGATGCAGCACCCGTAAATGATGCACACGCAAGCAACAACATGGCTCTTGACATTTCAAGAAACGGTCTAACATTGACACTTCACATCAAAGGTGGAGCAGCAGATGTTGTTGGCGACATTATGGTAATGTACAATTGAGGTGCTTTAAGTGCCTACAGTGACCTACAATGGTCCTTATTACGAGGCTCGTAGAAAGGACACCTGTGAACCGTGGTTGAGAGGACAACCTGTAGAGGTTTCTCAAGAATGGCTTGAAGCAAATAGAAAGGCTTTGAGAAGAAACTTTACTATCGAAGGTGATGAACCTGCTACAGTAGACCTACAAGATGACGGTATACCGGATGAGGCTTGGAATCGTAAAGACATTCTAAAGTGGCTAAAAGATAATGGAGTCAAAACAGGCTCAACTTATCTAACTAAACCGGCGGCTTTGGCTCTAGTGGAATCTCATTTGAATCCACCTGTAGTTGCGGAAGTTTTAAGTCCTACACAAGACACCACAGAAATAAGAAGTGATGAATAATGGCAATAACAATAGACCCAAGACCGACAGTATTCGGAGATAGAATGATAATTACAGGAAGTTATGAAGCGGGAGATACTACTATAGATTTGTCCTCTCAACTTGCATCAATTGACGCATGTATAGTAAATTCTAGCGCACCAAATATTGCGAATCATCAAGATGTAGATGTTGCAGGTGGCTCATCTTTTGCAGCAGTACCTCATGCGACTCTAAATATTGGTACTTTCAGTGGAACTACAATAACAGTAGGTGCGCAATATGTTGGTCACAATACAAAAGCCGGTACATTCTTAGCAATTGGTCGTCGTTCTTGAGGCGGTGACTAAATGGCTTCACTAACTAAAGTAGGTTCTAAAATAGTTGGTCCTATATCTCCAAAAGAGTTTAGCGATTTATCTACTTTAGAAACTAAAATTGATACTGCTATACATGCAGTTAGTGGTGCAAGCGCAACTAACGCCGTACTTGGTACAGAAATTATTACCGTTTTAGGTAATCACTTCATAGTTGTACTTTACCAACTCTCATGAGGTGGTTAAGTGGGATTCGATTTAAGGTCACTCGACTTATCGGACTTAGTTCGTGCTAACAAGCAAGGCGTAAATTTAGACACTAAAACCGCACATGTAGATGATAGCGAACACCCATTGAAAGGTGTCACAGGTAGTCAAAGAAATAGAAATAAAGATATAGGAGATATACTCAACATAGGTTCGGGTACAAGATGCACTCATTGTGGTTTTCTTCATTTTATGTGGAGAGCAACATGTGGTAGTTGTGAAAAACCTATGGAATATAATCTAGGAAATAGAGATGAGAAAAACAGGTTGTGAATAAATGAGTAAAATATTAATTAAAATGCCGGTAAGACCACATAGACAGAAAGTACTTACTCAAGATGGACAAGAAGTTCGTCTACAACAGTTTGCTAATAGACAGGCCGCAGACGCTTTAAGAGGCGCAGGTGGAGATGTACAAGGAGAACAGTTTACTTCTTCTCGTGATGCTTTAATGCGAGATATGGTAGCCAACCCCGAAGCACATAATATCAAATTCATGGGTGAAAGAGTACCCTTTGAAGGACAGGAACTAGAAGAATCTCTTTCTATGCCCGATGTAGAAGGTGAGCAAGCCGCTATTGATAGTCAATTTGCAGGTGAAG